ACGTGTGCCAGCCGGAGCCAACCAAGGATAGCTTGCAGCATCACTGCGTAGAATTGTACGAACCATCATGTGACTTGGAGGTTGAACCACTGTGTTTCCGCCAAGGTCAGTGGTCTGACAGCTTGGATAGAACACACCGCAATAGTTGCTGGTAGCAATGTTGCCATCACCGTTGGGTTGCCCCAGTCCGCCATTGTTGGTAGCAAATGCCACCAAGCTGTTGCCATCTGGGCCCAGGCGCATTGGTGTGTCACCCACAACAAACAATGTGTTGTTGCGCTCGTTGCTGAGTGCAATCATGTTTGGTGTCAACTCTGGGTAAGCAGGTGTGGCCAAAATGTTGAACTGAGTTTGTTCTTCACGTGCAGTCACACTGGTATCAACGCCTGATTTGAGTGCTTCTACAACGATTTGACGCTGTGCCAAACGACCTGACCACATGGCGCCATTGCTCTTGTTGCCACTTGCAGTCAACCATGTGCTGAGCATGATTTCGCTCCAATATAGTGTATTGGTTGGCACAGTTCCAGCAGGGGCTGCTGCTGTACAAACATAGATACCATTGTTATAGCTCACAAAGTCGTTGTAAGCATAAGTTGATGTGGATGCCCATGCATCAATTGCATAGTTGGTAGCTGAGGTTGTAAAGTAATCCATTTGGAAACTCTTGACATTGTATCCTGAACGGCGTGTGTTAAACAACAATGTGCCTTGTGGGTACAATGCAGGATCAGGAGCGTCTGGATCAAGATAATTAGAAGTCAACAGGCTCACAATAGTTGGTATTGGATCTGCAACAGGATCCACAGTACCAGTTGATGACCATCGAGCATCAGCAAACAAAATACCATTTTGTGTGGTTTGATCAGTGATATCAATTTCTACCCACTGATTCACACTGCTGACTGGTTGCCAACGATATAACTTGGGATAATTTTCCAAGTCACTGGTATCAATCCACAGGTCACCATAAACCAATGGGCTCAGGGCTGCATTGGTTTGTGTGGTAGGTGCAGTTGCACTAATGATAGGACCAGCAGCGTTGCACTGTGTTAGATTGTATCCGCGAACGTCGTTGCTAACGTTTTGGTATCCAACCCATGAACCGTTGTTCTGGATCATGATATCAGCATCGCTTACTGAACTGTAGTACCATAAACGTCCGTCAGCTGGGTCTTGGTTGGGTGCAGTGGTACTTGGAGTATATGTGAACAATGGGGATGAAACAAAATTCGACAACAGCAAGATTGTGCTGGATGCTGGGGAAATACGAACTTGTGGAGTGCTTGAAGTAAATCCTGCTGTGGTCACAGGAGTACCAGTCAGGTTGGACAATCCAATTGTACCACCATTGCTGTGTGTAAACGCAATATATCCGGAACTGTTTACACTAGCTGAAACATACGGCACGTTAGCAGCCGAAACTGCTGCCACAAAATTTGCAGCAGTACCTGTTCCACCAATGGTCACTGTGGCTGAACTAGAACCGCCTGTTAGATTTGAACCAATCAAGGTAAATGTGTTTCCAACAGTGAACGGAGTTCCTGACGAAACCACTGCGGTACCAGTTACCACAGTTGCACCAATTGCATATTTCTCAAGTATTTCAAATGAGAATGTACTTAACGGAGTTGTGAGATAGTTGGTTGCAGCGATTTGTAGAATGGTTGTGCCTACAGGAATGTTTTTGCCGCCGCCTGAAGGATCAAGGCTGTAATAAGAGGCATTGGTGCCAGTGTAGGCCGGACATGTTTGTGTAATCCAGGTTCCTAAAGCGGCACTGTATGATTTTACAATCAACTGCAATCCGTTATTGGCTGGGCTTAAATTTTGCCAGACTGATCCTGTGGGTCTTGCAGTTAGGCCACCGGCAGAAATCCATTTTGGTTGTTCGTAGCTGTAGCCTGTATCGTATTCAGGTGCTGCATATTCTCCAGTGCTGATACCCAATGCTGCCAGCAATGCTGTGCTTTGTACTGAATTGAGTGGGTCAATATCAATTGTGACCAAGCCGTTGTTGCTCAGTGTAGACCCGTCGTTGGCAGCCAAGTGTGTGGCTTGAATATACAATTGGTTGCTTACTGCACGAGCTGTGACTCCAGCAATTGCTGCACTGTTGATTACAGTTGCAAGTCCAGCAGGAGTGTTTGTTGCACCAACAGTGACCAATGAATCATTGATGTACATGGTTGCACCTACTGTCAATGATGCAGGAGCATTTGATCCAAGCACTGTGGGCCAAGATGCTTTCCAAGCATCTGAACCAATTTGTACCCATGTATTGGCGTAATTTTTAAAGTAGCCGGGCATGCTAGTGGCACATGTGACCACAGCATAATCTCCAATGGATCCAATGGATGCCAATGGAGTGTAGTTGGCCAAACTGGGATTGGCATTGTAACTGGTCACTTCATCGGTTTCATTGATGATGTAGGGAATTTTATTTGTGAACTCGCCAGTTGAAGCATTCCATTGAAAAATTCCCCAAGTGCTGAGCGATGTGTCTAACCAGTATGAGCCGTTTGGTGCAGCGCCAGTGGGGCGAGTCAAACTGGCAGTGAGTGCTGTTAGATCAATATCAACACGTTGCACATACGCACGATTTGTAACACCTAGGGCTGAATAAGCAGCCAGCAAGCCGTATTCGTTGAGTTCGTAACCGTTGATGGGAGTACCAGTTGTGGTGTTGTAGAAGAAAGGCACACCAAACGTGGCGGCCAAATCACGCTGACTGGTGATCAAATAAGTTTTGTTTGCATTAGCAGCAAGTGTACCGGCTGCTACTGTGACCCCGTCACTGGATACTTTGTTTTGCGCTGTGGCAACCAAAAAGTAAGGTACTGTGTTTACAGCGGAAGGGATGTATTGACTCTCGTCGATTACTGTTACCTGTACGCCTGGTGATGTTAAAGCCATAATGGTTTCCTTTTCAAGTTGTAGATATTTATAGTATTTTGGTAAAAACACCAGTCTTGCTTGCCCTTTAGCAAAGGTCCGGCCGCTAAATACTGTATGAAGAGACCTTTATGTAAATCTTGTGAGCAAAGGCCGTGTGCAATAAATTATCACCGTGACGGAGTGCCTCACTATCGCTCTAGATGTGAGAATTGTCAGCGTCGTGGTCGTGGACTAAAGCGAAGGATTCCCAGATGGGAAGAAGCAGGATACAAGAAAAAGATGGTGTGCGATCACTGCGGCTTTAGAGCAAAATACAGTGCTCAAATGCTGGTGTATCACATGGACGGCAAACTCAACAATGCCGAAATTAAAAATCTCAAATCAGTTTGCAAGAACTGTGAGATTGAGCTGGCCAAAAGTGACGTCACATGGCGTCGTGGGGACCTTGAACCAGACCTATGATCTGTGCATACAGGTCATCAAGACTGTGATTGTTGTCTAACACAGTGTCAAACTCAGTACCAACCCAGGCAGTTTCGCTGGCATGTATTCCAAATTTTTCTAGTTTTCGCTGACTCAGCGCCCAGGTTGAGTTGCCATTGGGACCACGGTTCACACTCACAGCCGCATCGTACCAAGTGGGCTCAGGTCCACGCACTACTCTAATCACACGACCCCCGGCATTTCTAATGGCTCGGATTTCGTTGGGAAATCTACAATCACTTATGACAACATCATCTTGACTGTGTCGCAGTTTGTTTTCTAGACTGGCGATCCAGATGTCATCATGAAAACCTGCTCTGCATACTTCTGTGCCCCAGTATTGCAAGATCCAGCGTGGCGTGAGTGTGGGCATGTGCAGGCGTTCTGCCCACCATGGATCCACTTGTTCTCGCCAGGCCCGGGCCTGTGCTGTGCGCCCTTCCAGCATGATTCTATCCCAACCAAACACCTGTGCCACTGCATCTTTAAGAGTTGATGCAAAACTTTCTCTTCGAAACTGATGTAAATTAACCAGGTAGTCAGCCACAGTGTCTTTGCCTGAACCAATAAATCCACAGATGCCAATGATCATTTGAGTTCCTTTACGTTGAGGTATTTAAGCGTATTTTGAAGCATTCCGATTTGTCTGCGGCAGTCTTCTAGAGCATGATGGCTGGTGGAGGGGATGGGTTGGTCTGGCCATAGACTGAACACAGTTCTTGAGTCCCGTACCATGTAGTACTTCCAAGGCAAGGGTTTGTGATAACTCTTGTATGCATGCTCAAGAATATTCATGTCATATGTGGGCCCTTGGCTCCAGATCAACTTGGAGTGCCAGATCAATCGACTCAGATCATCTAGTGCTTGGTCCAAAGGAATACGATCTTGTTCTCCAAATGCTTCTTCTCTGGCATGCTCCGGTTGAGTTGCCCACCACGCAATTGTGCCATCGTCAATGGAACGATTTTCTTGACTTTCTAAGGTGATCCTGGCATAGTAATGCTGTTCGTAGAAGCCCGACCCAAAAGGATCAAATGCTTGAGCGGCTATGGTAAGAATGGTAGTGTCTGGGCCTGTTGCCAAGCCCTCGAGATCAATCATTAGGTGCATTCAATGATTGTAACAGAATAGCAACGAATTGTCTACAGCGTGTTAGCCGATCACCCAGGTAAGTGGCTGACTTGCATCCACGTACAATTTGAGTTCTTCAATCTTGGCATCCATGACAGCTTGGCCTTCGGCTTTCATTGCGGCACCGTTTAGACTGCCGCCGCCCTGTGGGCCGGCAATGGTAGCAAATTTTTCACGGGCTTCGCCGATGATCATTTTACAAGCACCGACCATGTAGTCTCGAATCCACTGGCTGATTTGATAATCACTCAGTAATTGTATTTCGGGTTTGGTTTGATAGGTCCAAAGTAGCACAGTTTCGCCAGAACCTTTTGGGTCACGGATCAGTTGCAATTTCTTGGTAACCGGATTCCAAGTGTAATTCATGAATCCGCCAAACATACGTGCTGCCAGTTCAACATACTGACTGTAAAAATCGTATGTGGCCAGGCCGCCGGCCACGTTGAAGTTCATGAGATAAACGTTGATCGAAGCCTGTGCAAACGGATCAAAGTTTGACGCAAAAGGTCCGGTACTGTTGCCAAATTGTCTGCGAAATATTTGTCTTACTGTTTGCACTTCCTGCGGCAATGTGTAGATGTTCATGTCTTGAATCAACTCCATGAAGATGTAGGCTTCTTCATAGGCGTTGTTGGCTCGTTGGCGGTAAGTGCCGATTGTGCGTTGATAGGCTGCTTCGTAGTGTGCAGGGTCTAACTCAAGATCGACTATTTGATCGCCCATGGTTAATTTGCAATACTCAATGAGATTTTGCTTTAGCTCAGGCAAGGTGTTGTCAGACATAGGGAACTCCGTTCCCTATATTTACCAACTCTTGAGTATGATCAAGTTCTCTGTTCCGCGTCCGTTAAACGCTGTCTGCGTTGTGGTAAGATCTTTGAAAATCTTACGTGCTGCTGGCTTGCCAGCAGCCTGTATTGCTCGGACCACATCTGCAGGTTTGCGCACAGTTTTTTGTAGCGTTTCTGCTGTGCTGTAGCCAATTATGCTGTTGCTCTTTATGGTAAATGCCTGTGTGTGGCTGTCTGCCACCAGGTGTATGAGCTTGCGCTTCTTGGTATCATACAACCAGGCTTCGGCTTTGTCTACTAGGCTGGCAGCTGGCAAGCCTTTGAGCTTGAGTTCAACAAATTCCACAATGTGCTTGAACTTGGCCGCACGTTTCTCTGGAGGCACTGCCTTGACCTTGCGTGGTTTGCGTTCCACTTTCTTGATCTGCACATAAGCACCACAGTCGTTGATCACAGTTTCGCAAAACTTCACACAATTACGCAATTGAATCTTGGTCAAGTACGAGTATGCCTCGACCAGCAATGGATCACGTCCAGCCACAGCTTCTTCAAATTCTGCCAACTTGCGTTTCCAGCGATTGGCGATTTCACCGATCATTTGTGGCACCACATTCATGCCACGTATGACCATGATGGGTTTGTAGTCTGCTGACATTTTGGCACCGCTTGACATAAACTCGTCAAACATAGCATCAAGCTCGGCTGCACACTCGCCAACTTTTTCTCTCAGTCGATCTTGAATGTTGGGTTTGCTTACCACAGGCTCGTCAGCAGATTCTGACACTTCAGTCTGCTTGCTGTCAATGATTTCGCGCAGTTGGGTTTCCAACTTGAGCTGTTCTGCGTCATGCAGTTGCAGGCCCACCATGCTCATGCGACACAGCCATCCTGTGGTCAGGCGAATTGCCGAGTCTGGAATGCCGCGGAGCAATCGCACATCTGCTTTGCGCCCGTGTGCTTCTAGATAATTCACAATCATGTCTCGTGCATCTTTTTTGCCGTAGAAATAGTTGTACCAGGAAAATGCCTTGCTGAGTCGACTTATACGATACTCAGTGGGCTGGATTTGCCAAGTGGGCTCCATGCCCAGGATATTGGTGTCGGAACTGCGGGGGTTTAGCAGTTTAATTTTGAATGTGGTACTCATGTGTGTCCTTACTTATTTTACAGGTAAATCTTTGCAGAGTTCAAACAATTGCATGGCACGTTTGAGTTCAAATTTTTTGTGGTTGTACATGTACTTTCTCTTGCGCTCTGCAATGTCCAGGGCTGTCATCAATCGCCATTTGGTATCAAAATCTGCGGACATCAAAATTCGATTCATGTCAACAATGTCCAGACTATACTCCACCCATTTTTCTGTGGCTTTTATTTTGTCGTATGGCACAACGGCTTTGGACTTGTTGGTGGCTGAATACTTTGCAACAAAATTTGCTGCCTTCATACAGTCTCCTGTAGTGAACAAGTGTGTATTGTAACACTTGTTGATTATTTGGTCAACTGGGCACAAAGTAATACTAAAGTAGCATCTTGCTCGTTGCGGAATGTGATCCAATATGGACGTGGACCTTTGCGGCC